GACGTTGAAGTCCCTTTTGAATGAGACTCAAATCTTGGTTGTTTTTGTCTCCGATATTCTGCACACCGACCACTGCTTCTTTTAAGTCGCCGATTTCCTCAGATAAAACTTGTATCTTTTTATCTGTTTCTTTGCTATTTTGAGTTCCACGAAAACTAAAATAGCTGGGAATAATGACGACTAAAACTGGTGTCAGCTTATCTACAAATGCTAGTAAATCCACATTCTATCGCTCCTATTTCTCTTTTTTTCCAGATTCTAACTCCTGAATAATCGCATCTTCTACTTCGTAGATTTTATTTTGAAATTCAGCTTCTTGCTTGCGAATTTCGCGACGATTAGCAGCGTATAATTCTGCGTTATTTATCCACTCGCTGATAGTGGAGATGCCCTTTTCGTTAATATCAGCTGTAATTGATTTGACGACAGTATCATCAATTTTGATATTGCCTACAAGTTTAGTTGTCTTGATAATTTCTAATGTCATGATTATTCTCCTTCTTCTGTTTCTGCTGGTTGTGTTTCTTCAAGCAGGGCTTCCAGCTCATCCACTCGTGCTTGTAGTTTGGCTTTTTCCTGAACCAATCTTTGGCTGGATTGCTCAGCTTCAGTCAGCTGGATAGCCAATAAGTGCTTTGTCGTTGACTCGTTTGTCAACTGCGTTGTTAGTTCATCGATAGTTAAGCGTAAAGCTTGATTGAGTTGTTCTGTGTTCATAAAATTCCTTTCTCCGTTATAACCGTCCGACAGACGAACGAGTATCCCACCAAGCGGGTGTGCCTTCTCCGTTTTGAGCGCGATAATCATAAAGTGCACCAATACTATTTGATAATCGTCGTAAAACATTGTGTAGCGAAGTATAATATCCGCTATTATCCAAAAATAGCCAGACGTCACCAACATTTATGGTAGACTCTCGTCTATCCTGCTCTCTTCTTGGACGAATTTGTAATTTTCCTGTAGTGGATACTACCCAACCATCGGCATTTTCATATGCTGAACTAGCAAGTCTAACAGTATCGCCCACGACGTCAACTGAATCATTACCGTTCCCGTTCCAAGCGCGTATTCCAACAAATCCGCCATCGTCGGAGCTCTCTGTTCCGTAACGGTTTGAACCAATAACTGTTACTCCTGCTGTTGTGCCCCCTTCAACATTTCCTGTTGCAAATTTGATAAATTGTGTAGGATAGCCACTTAAAAACCGCTTCATGGCCGCTTGGTCTGTGTAGTAATGAATTTGACCATTATTTAAATCAATATGCATATTACCATTGATAGCTGCAAGAGTACCACCAACGATTTTAGACGCAGACATTGTGACCGATTGAACGGATGTAATAAAGGCATCTTTAGAAAACAGTTGTCTTAAATAAGCATAATTCGCTGATAGTTTATTAAAAAACGCTTGATCAACTACCAGCTTATCCGCTGTCACAGCTCCTGAAGCGAGTATTTGCGTAGTGACAGAGCCAGATTCAAAGTTTGCGGTTTTTAGCTTATCAATCATAGCGGATTTAATGACTGCGTTATCAATCAAGGTCTGGCCTGTAATGTGCGTCAGTCGTCCATCTAGTCGATTGACACCATTCGCACCCAGATTTAAGCCGGAAATCAAATCGCCAGCAGAATTGATATTCTTCACTGCCCACGAGCCTGCGAGTTGAGTCTGTACGGTTTTTAAGCCTTCGTTTTTTGAAACCTCAACCTGAAACAGTGAGTTACTCATCACCATTTTAGAAACCTTACTTACAACATCACTTTCAGACGAACCAATAATTCGCTCATAGAGTTTTGTTGTCTCTTGTACTTTTTGAAAATCAGTTTGATTGGCTTTGTTGTTGAGTTGGCTCGTAATTGTCGCAAAACGACCGTCTACGCCTTGCTTGTACTCTGCGAGCTTGGTGTCGGTGTCTTCTGGTGCTTCTGAATAATCTTCAAATGTCGAGCTGATATACAACATAGCATTTTCAATCAATACCTCTGTTCCTGCAGGAAAATGATTTGAAAAACGAATAAATACATTAGTCGCATAGTAATCTTTCTCCGCACCGCTCAAACTTAAGATAAATTCAAAGTGCTGTCTTTCAGTCGTACCTCCCGCAAAATTCAAATCACGATAAGCGTACCACGGTGTTGCCGCAAAATGCACATCGGCATGAATTGGCTTTGGAAGGGCTGTCTTGAAAGTGACATCGAAACTAATTCTGACTTTATCTTTTTCAAATCGTTTAGGGTTCTTCCAGAAGTCGTCAGCGATGTAAAAGCGATAGTCTTGAATTTCTTGCGTGGTAATTTGATAAATGTCTTTTTTGGCATTCTTAAAATAATTCCTGCCTCCTGTCCGCAACTCCTCAAACCGCTGATTGATGCCTTTGACATCTTCTGTATACTGACTTTTAGCCACATAATTTTGAGCTACTGCGCTTCGTTCAGCTGCAATCTGCTTAGCCGTCTCTTCTCTGCTGTATTTTTCCAGCTCCTCCTTGCGCTTACCATTATTCGCCACATAGGACTTGACAGCTACCATGTCCGTTTTCAGACCTTCTGCAGTTTTTTCTAACGTGGTTTTAGCTACAGTTATTTGCTCATCAACATCTTCTGGTGCTGGGCTCCAATCAGTTGCGATTGTCCCTTTTTCGACCTTGATCTCACTAATCCAGACGTGCGCAGACTGTCCATCGCTTGACCCCATGTTGTCAAACCGAATTGAAAAGCCGTCATAATTGCCACTATTAAACTGTACGACTACTCTTTGTGCTCCCGCACTGGGTAGTCGCTTATTATAAACCCATAGCGCTTCTTTCCAATTTGGGTCTGTGTTAGATAACAGACCAACCAGCACACGAAAATTAGATACATTCAAACTCATAAATCCGACAAACGATAACGTGTAAGTTGTGTTCTTTTCGAGTTTGTTAAACACTATGTTTTGGATATATGCGATATTCGGTTCGCTCGTGTCAATCACAAACATTGGCTCTTTGCCATTCTTATAAAATCCATGTGTGCGATTAGTAGACCACTTGCCTGTTGTCCCGCCCCAATAACTATCATTACCAAGGTTAATAGCACCATTTCGGACAAGGTTTGTTCCGCCCACACTAATCTGGCTTATCTCCTCCCGAATCCCGTCTGCCGTCTGTTTGACTTCCGACTTGCTGGCTTTGTCAGCAAGCTGGCCAGTTATCCGAGAGAGATTTTGCTCGTTGGATTGTTCATAGGTCGTCTGTTGCGTGCGGATAGCGCCGACGTCTTTTTTGACTTGCTCAATCTGAGAATTAACTTGAGATTGAGATTGTGTAGCGGTCTGTTTAACTTTATTTAAGTCATCACGCACTTGTGTGGCAAGATTCTGTGCTTGCTTAGCTAAGTCGCTAGATGCACTAGCTTTTGCAAGAGTTTCTTTGTATTGTTTGTCTTGTTCCGCTCTATTTGCAATTACAAGCTGGTTGACTTCTTGCACCTTGCTAGTTACTGCTTGATTGAGTCTATCAGCATAAGCTTGACTTTCATTCTTTGCTTTATCAATTCCAGCTTTTACTTCGCCTTTGAACTTCTCAGTTTGTTTATTAAATTCAGATTCTGCATATTCCAATTGTTGCTGGACTTCGGCTGCCATATCTGTATTGGCTTGCTCGATTCTTTTAGCATAGAAGCCGCCATAAGAATACTGAGCGTCATTTCCCGCCTTGCTGTCAGCACTAATGCGTGCAGACAAGCCACCTTGAAATTTAAACGATTGATTCAACACAGGAACTTTAAACGTTTCGTTTTTGTTCGTCTTAATCGTTACCCACTGACCAACTTGTAACTTTAAGTGCCCCTGATAATTTAAGTTGAACGGATAAAACTTAAGGTTTTTCAAATCATCGTACAAAGCGTCCAAGAGATTCTGGTTCATGAAACTATTCTCTAATTCTAGAGAGCGACCTGTTCGCAAGCCAACCGTTAAGACTTCTTTATCTTTAACCTTACAAGTAATACCTGCAATTTGATACTCAATTTCACTTTTGGTCAAGCCGTGTAAAAAGTAGCTATCTGCTGTAATCGTAATATTTGATTCAGTCAGTCCTCGGATTTCAAGTTTACCATCACGATTAAAGAAAGCAGAAAAGCCAAGCAATTGAACTGCCTGACTTAACACTTCCCTGTATGTAATATCTTTTTTATCCGGCTTCTTTTGAATGTGGTGTTGAATAGCACGCAGACCGAGATTATCCGTTTGCAACGTGACGTCCGTTTTAGCACATATCTCACGAATAACATCCCGAATTTGTGCTGGATAAGACAAACCTGTTTCAAACGGTTTGTTAAATTTAAACATACCATCCATTAGGTCTAATGTGGTTAGATTTCGGTTTCTATCAATTTCAATGTCATTGATAAAATACTCGCCCATTTTGACCCATTCATAAGTATTACCAACCAATAAGCCTATTTCTGGATAAACCTTATCCAGCTTCTTGAAAGTGGTAATAATTGATGTAAAAGTGACTTTTGCACTACCAGCACAAGTCCCGCCAGGCTTAAACGTATCACCTTTGATGTAGCCATAATCAAACGACGCTTCTTTAATATCGTTTGATTGATATTTTCCTACTCTGATAGCAAAAGTTCGGTCTCTTGCTAACATTGCTTGTTCAAACGTTACTATAATTATCACCTTACCTTTCTACTAGACTAAATTTTAAACCATTCCAAGGCTTAAATTTATTGGTGAATGTATAAGCTGGAGCCGTTCTGTCGCCAACGTAAAACGTGCCGGAAGTTTGACCCTTAATAGGGTCTGGATAAGCGACTGTAAAAAACACATCTGAAATCGCATTTAATATTTGAGATATTTCTTCTTGTGTTAGCTGCCCCCACTCACACTCTAGTTTACGTTTGGTGGTAATACGGTCGCGTACCATATCACCATTAGCATTCCGACCAGTCTCTCCGTCTACGTCTTGAATACCTACTTGAAAAGATTTAGGAGTCACAACAGCGACTCCATTTAATAATAGATTACTCATTATGCCCCCTAAATATTAAGCAGGACTTGCCCTGCTCGTTCTTGTTCTTTATTGATTTCTTGGATAGCTATACGTCCAAATTCGTGTCCGCCAATTATAAAGACAATGTCACCATTACCGCTAAATCCTTGATTTTGTGGTAAGCTATCACCTAACGCGTTTACAACTGCGCTACCGACAACGCGACCCATTGTTTGCAAGAATCCGGTGTTTTCCAACGGAACGACTGCTTCTTTACCGGCTTCACCAATCATGGCAACTGTTGGGCTATCCACGATCCCACCACGAGCTAAGCGTGGTAGGTAAACGCCACCTATGTAACCAATTGACACACCAGGAAGTTGATTGATAATTCCGATTACATCATTTATCATGTCAATAAAGCCATTTACGATATTTTCAATCGTTCCAAGCACAGCATTAACTGCTCCACGGAATGCGCCACCTACTGCGCTGCCGACCATTTGACCAGCATTGACAAAGATGTTTTGTACTGTATTCCAAACACCACTAAAGAACGAACCAATTGAGCTAAAGGCGTTTTGGACTGCATAAAAAGCTTGTCTAAAGATATTTCCAAACCAATTGGCTACGTTGCTCAAAGCAGAAGTCACATCAGACCACTGTTGACCAAACCATGAACCAAGACCAGAAAAAACGTTCGTCAAGCCGTTCCACGCTTGTTGGAATTTCTGCGTGAACCAAGTTCCAACAGATTGCAAAGCGTTTTTGATGTCGTTGTATCGTTCAGAGAACCACTGACCAATATTAGAAAATGCGTTGACTATGCCGTTATAAGCACTTTTGAATTTTTCGGAGAACCAATCAGCAATAGGACCGAAAAGACCGTGAAGTATTTCAAGCACACCTTGCCAAGCCAAATCCCAGTCGCCTGTAAATACACCAACTATAAAATCGATAACACCTCTTAGAATCTCGAAAAGTTGGCCTATGATATCAAAAATAAGACCTAGAGTATTTAAAAAATCATCACCTAATTTTTCAATGATTGGTGCAAGGATGGGCCATACATTAGCTGCTATCCATTCGAAAAGAGGTTGCAGGACTTTATCCCATAATTTTTTAAAAGCGTCATACATTCCGCCTAAGGATTCGCCAATTTTATCAATAGCTGGTTTGATGTGCTCATCATAAACCTTCTTAAACCCGTCCCCAAATTGTTTTATAATTGGATTGATATTACTGTTAAATCCGTCAATAAAAATTCCAACTATCTTAGATAGCCCCTCAGACACATCATCGTATACAGGACGAACATGTTCACGATAAACCCTCGTCCACATATCGCCAAAATCATTTATAGCACGTTCTATTGTTTCAAATACAGGGGCGATATTATTAAATGTTGCCTTTAATGTTTTGGCTAATTTGGGTGCATTATCAGTTATGATTTTTTCAAAACCTTTGAACCAATCACGAGCTAGATTACTACCCAATTCAACGATAGTAGAACCAGCGCTTAAAACAGTTGATACTATAGCACTCCCAATTCGAATTGCACCGATAGAAGTCATTACATCATAGAATGCATTAGAAAGTGATTGAGCAATATTTCCGATAGATTGAGCTATCTCTCCTATATTGGTAAATAAAGCTACTAGCGCTTGTTTTATGCGTCCTTTTTGACGTTCTAAGCCATTTGCGATAGATTCCGCAACAAATACTCCAATAGCCACTCCGACAGTCGCTATAGAGCCTACTACTTGTCCTAAGGCGTAAGCTATCCGCTGTGTCATTAGATTAAAAGCATTTACGACTTGTGGATCAGTTGCAATTTCAGTTAACGTCTTCTTGATTCTATTAAGTGCTTTCTGAATTCGTTCCAGTCCTTCGGCTCGAAAAGCTGCGTTAAATCCCGCAGTAAATAAAGACAAGAGACCTTTTAGCTTGTCACCCCAGCCATCAAATATAGACTTAAAGTTATTATTCATATCTTCAAGTCCAATTTCAGGAAGGATGTCTTTAAAGCCACCGCCGCCTTTATCTTTTCCTTTTTTACCTTTACCACCTTTTGGGCTTTTAGCATCTGAATCAGAATCATCGTTCTTTTTCAAAGCGTTGATTTCATCAAATCCAGCTAGACCTAAAAGTTCTTTAACGGCTTTCTTAGCTGATTTAGCAGTATCATCTAGATTGTCGGCTAATCCGCCAGAAGCGTCATCTGCATCTCCTAGAGCGTCTGCAACATCTCCTGCACCGCCTGCTAAATCTTTCATGCCTTTATTTGCGCTACCAATAGCACCATCTTTTACAGTTGCTTTTTTGTTAAACATCAAACCGACAAACTCAGCGAGTTTAGCAGTGACATTTTTCAATGCCATAGCTAAAGAATTCAGAACTGGCATAACAGCATTTAGAATTGGCAAGAATGAATTACCGATATTGAGTGCTGCATCTTTCAACAACGACTTAAATAGATTAACCCGACCATTCACGGTAGATGCTAAAGTGTCACCATATTTTTGGGTAGCTTGTTCCAAAATCGCCATTAGTCGGATTTGTTGCTGTGTCAAGAAATCCAATTGATCCCAAGATTTCCCATCAGAAAATTTCTTAAAAGCGTTTGTGGATTGAATCATGGACACACCAACTTGAATCCCTAAATCTTCAATCGCTTCAGTATTCCCCAACAAACCAGACCGAATCCGTTCCATAACATCTGTCATTGTTCGGCCGGTTCCTTCAGCAACTACTGCGGATGTTTGCAGCATTTTACCAGTATAAGCGCTTAATTTATCACTGTCTTTAATAAACGTACTAAATAGATTCGAGTAGACGCCTGCATATTTAGTTGCTTCTCCAACGCTCATATTCATAGCGTTAGCATTATCATTTATCCATTTCAAGAAAGATTGTGAGCTTTCGCCCATTTGACGCTTAATCTGGTTTATTGCCGCCGAAACTTCCAGTGCCATTTGCGTTGAATACATGCCTAAATCAAGCAACTTTTTACCCAAAACTGCAAATCCTGCAAAAGCAGCTAATTTGCTAAATGTGCTTTTGATACTAGAAGTCTGTTTCTGTACGGCACTGGTCGCTTTTCGAGTTTGCTCTGCTGCTTCTTGCATTTTCTTTTTAAACGGCGCAATTTCAGCATCAATGACGACCTTCAACTCTTCAAGAGTCATGCTCATAGTTTTCCTCCTTTCTCATTCGGTTAAATCGTTCTGCAAATGCTCTCATTTGTTCTTTGTGCAATAAAGCTTCCTGTCTCTTGCGTTGTTCTTCTATCTGTTTTTTTTCTTTTTCAAAAAGTTCTGGGGCATACTCCCAAACATCTAAAAGCTTTGCTTCGTTTGACAATAATAAACTAACGTGATTCGCGATCATTTGCGATAAACGATAATTTTCAAGTGTTTTATCTTTCTTTTTTTGGAAATAGACACGGTTAAAACTATTGATTAAATCAAGTATTTCAGCCATTGTATATTCCCAAAAATCAAAAGGGCTGCCTCCGATGTCTAAAAACAAAGAATACAGCCCATCTACATATTTCGCGACAGAAAGAGGTTCAGAAGCACCTACTTGACTGTTTTCATAGTCGTTTTGCTTTTCTTCCCTTTTTTCTGTTTTGGCATAAAACCCGAATTTTCAAACAGAGGAATGATAACATCTGTCAAAAGTGAAGTCTGGTCCCCACCGTTATCCACATACTCGTCATTCAAATCATAAACATCATCAAGTGACATTCCATGTTCGAACTGTTGCAATGCTCCGTGAATCACTACAAGCATTACTTTTAGTGGCGGCAAAGGAAAATCTTCATCTTTTTGCGGCATAAAGACCTTTAATAAATTCACGCCCAATTTTTCTTCAACAGCCACGGCTTGACGAGTAGTCAAGCGTAGTTTCAATTCTTTTTCTCCAATTTGCCAAATTGTATATGGTAATGTCATTCAATTAACCTCCGAGTCCATCAGTAAATTTAAAATCAGACTGTAAAGCAATCTTCAATGTGAATTCAATAACACCATTGACACCGCCGCCACCAAGCTTGATGGATGGCTGCCCGCTAAATTCTACAGTCGTACCATCTGGATAAGTTTGTTTCCATTCAAGGACTTTCTTATCATCAGCATGTTTACGCAAAACACGATAGGATGATGTAGCTGTCTTATTTTCATAAGCACACTTGTATTCCAATTCGCCCGGATCACCAATACCAAATTCGTATTTTTTAACCTTATCTGCCAGCGTAGTATTTTCTACTTTTTCAGGGTCGACTCCCATTTCTGGTACTTCTTTAAGTTCTGGGATAGTGGTAAAGCTACCAGCAGATTCTTTAAATTCTAGCTTAATTCCATTTGCTAACATATTTTTTATCCTTCCATTCTCTGTCTAAAAACCAATTCAGAGTTTAAGTCAACAATTCCTTCAAATCTCATCGTCTTATGTCGTAAATGACTTGGATCTGGTACGTCAAGCGAACTTGTACGCATAAGACCCAAATTAGAAAAGATTTCATCAATTTTAATCGCTAAAGTACTAGTTGAGTCATTGTTGAAAATATCGACTTTATATCTGACATTTGATTTCTGCTCTTTGTCACCGTAGATTTCGTACGGCTTATTTTCTTCTTCCAAAAAAATAACGACTGGGAAGTTTTCCCAATCGTCTGGATAGGTATCGGTTACGTTCTCCGCAACCTTTTCCAATTCTTTGTAAATAATAGGCTTAATATTTATCATCTTGCAAGTTCCTCAATCTTTTTATTCACATAATTGGCAACGATTTTCTGCACTTTTTTCTCATTGTCTTTCAACGCAGGATAAAGATACGGCTGCGCTGGCTGGCCATAAATTTTATAAAACTCTCCTCGTTTTGCGAAATGGTACGGGGCTACATCAATCTGGCTCTCGTGGACGTACCATGGAGTAGAGCGGTAAGAAACATTTATTTCAGGAGAAATACCTGAATGATTGGCAGCTCCTTTCGGACCTGTTCCAAATTCAACGTATATCCCATGCTCTACACCAACAAACACTTCACCAACTGCTATATTACCTTCTAGTTTAGCACGAGTCTTAATACTCTGTCGAAGTTCTCCAGTATTAGCAGGGGCACGAAGTTTAGCTTCTGCTTGGACAAATTTAGCCCCCTGATGAACTGCAGTAAGTACCATTTGAGAAGCGTGTTGTCCACCTAATCGCTGAAATTTACGGATTAGTTCATTAGCTCCTTGCATTTCGTATCTGTTCCAATTCTAAAACTTTGTGTTCAGAATAAGTCTTAATAGAAATAACCCGGTGTGTTACTTGGTTAGGGTTATCAATGCACAAACCGTCTTTTTCAGCAATTTCTGTTGATTTCTCAACGTTAGCATTCAAGATGTAGTTCAAACGTTCACCGTAGAGTTCAGCTTGCAGGCTGCCACTTGCTGGCCATACCTCCGCTTTGATTTCGACAACTTTATCACTATATCCCTCACGTTTTATTCCTTCGTCCGTTTTCACGACCTGGAATTTACGGAGATTGTATGATTTTAGTCTATTCTTTTTCAAACGCACGGCCACTCACCCTCGCTAATCTATGATTTCGAATGCTTGCCAATAAATGCGAAGAAATACCGTCTACATACGAAACAGATATACCACCTTCGCTACGAGCTTGTTCTCCTTCGCTACCTTGATGATTTAACAACTCAAGAACCAGTTCAGGCACTAACCGCTCTAAAGCTGGTGTTATTTTATTCCGATTGGTCTCTGTCAAAATGATATTTTCAGCCCTTAAAAGCAAAGGCGAGAGGATTTCATCATCACTCTCACCCGTCAATTTTCTTAGTTCTTCAAGTTCCATTCAAGACCTCCTATTTTGCAGGAGTTTCCTTATTTTTAGGCTCTTTCACGATTGCAACAATGTCATCTACATCAACGCCTTGCTTTGCTAAGTTTTGAGTAAATTCATCATAACGCACTTGTGTCATTTCGATTACTTCACCCGCTTGTCGCAAGATATTGTCTTGCCAATCGTAAAATGCCTTTTTGACTTGTAATTTAAGCATAGGCAACTACCTATTTCTTTTCTTTCCAATTGGTAGTGTCGCTTTCAGGTTTTGCGGCAGAAGCAGAAATATCTTTAATCGCTTCATAAACCTTGCCGTCAGATTGTACTTGATCACCAGCTAAGTAATCAGTACCCGTCTTCCATTCTTTAGCTCGAATGATGACTTTACCTTGTGCAGATGATTTGGCTGCAGGTTTGTTGTCAGCAATTGTAATGATGTATTTTTGGAAATGTTCAAGCACATAGGCACCAGTGTAAAGCAATTGCTCAACCAATTCACCGAAACGACCAGGGATATTGTCGTTGTATTTTGTATCGTCTACTTGCAATGGTGATGTTACTACACCGGGAGCAGAAGCTAAAGCATTTACGCCTGGCAAGAATTTTGATGGAACTTTATAAACTGTGAAGTCATCGAGTTCTCCGACATACCCTTTGCTAAGAACTCGTTTATCTGCGTCCCCTTGTGGCAAACGAACAATTTCGGATTTAACTGCTTTGTAAAATGCAGGTGTTACAAATAACAAACGGTCTTTTATGATTCCCAACTCATCTAATTTCTCAGATACATCAAGAACTGCATTGTATGCATTATTTTCACCCTTTGTTTTTCCCATAGTTACATTGTCACTAACGTTGCCCAGAGCTGCACCAAAACGAAGCTCATCCAAATAAGGAGCGACAACTTCTGCAGCTTGACGAGCAATGACGTAGTCAATATTAACTTGACCGTTCGAGTCACGTTCATCTAATTTGTCAACGAAACGTCCCCAATATTTTTCTTCGTCAAGGGTATAAACCTTTTCTTCCACTTCAACATGGTCGAACTCATTATCTTTATTACGACGATAGTCTTTCAAAGGAGTAGTATTTCCTTTAGCAACCGTAAACGAACGTCCGTTCATTTCCACTGCTTCGTTAGAAAGTACTAACGGTGCAGAATAAGAGTTTACAGCAAGGACATCTTCAATAATTCCAAGATGACGTTTGCGAGATTCTGCTGTATTTAAATTTTCAAAAGCCATATAATTTTACCTCATTTTATTGTTTATTTTAAAAAATCCTTTTTCCATTTAGGAATTTCATCTGCGCCTTGTGTTGCGCTTTTCATCGGCGCACCACCTTTCAAACGCTCTGACACACCCTTCTGAACCGCTTCTGACCATGCCTTTTGAACAGTATTAATTGATTCAGTCACGCTGTCAGCACTTGATAAATCAACTACAGCTACTAACTCAACTGGTAAGTCACGTTCACTTAGCATTGATTTAGCTTCTGCTGTTAATTCTTTTCGAGCAATTTCAGCTTCGCGATCAGCTAATTCTTGCTCACGTTTCTTCAGTTGATAATCTTTCTTCTCATCAGCGTTCATTTTGGCAAGTTTTTTAGCTTCATTTTGTTCTTTCTCTTGCTTGGCTTGCCATTTGGCATATTTCTTGCTGATGATTTCATCAACTTCTGCGTCTGTATACTTCTTTTCATCTTTGTGTTGCTCTTTCGGTGTTTCAGTTTCTGCAGGTTCCTGATTACCATTTTCGACAACATCTGATGAATCTTCGCCTTCTTCGGCAAATAACTGTAAGTTTCTCAAATTCATTGGAATACGAGAAAACATTCCCTTTTGTTCGTTCATTGCGAACCTCCTATATTTTATAGACTATCCCTAGTCTTTGTTTTCCTTAGCTTTTAAAGTCTTCAAAGCTTGGACAAAAGAAAAGGCCGTATTACTACGACTTAAGGCTATAATGTTATTTTTTCGATTTCTGCACGAAGCTCTAAACAATATAAATATTGTCCCATCGCCGCCTTTTGTTGTTTTAACAAATCTAACGGACAATTCGGTTCAAATTCAAGTGTTCCGGCTTCATACTTCACAACCATTTTGTGCAATTTTGTATATTTATCTTTAAGCGTGTGATATTCATCTACAAATCGCTTCTTCCAATCTTCCATTTTTTATTCCTCCAAAATATAAAATAACCGCATCGAATCCGAAACGTTTTATAGCGTTTTACAGTGATTTATAGCAGTCTATTCCTGCTAGTCAAGATATCGGAGCACCTCCTAATCTTTGATAACCCTATTGGAAACTTTAGCGTACACATCTACATAAGTTTCTGCCTTATCGCCATTGTGGGTAACTTCTGCATAATCACCACACTTGTCGCTTGACAAAATTGCATTAGTGCTTACAAGTGCTTTCCAGTTTTGCAAAGTTTTACTAAACCAAACTACAAAGCAGTCTTCTGCTTTGATTTCACGGCCTGATAAGCGTGAAAATTCTTGTGATGCCAATTGTTTTGCTTTTTCTAACATTTTTATTCCTCCGTTTTTTCGTATGTTTTTGTAAAAATATCTGGTTTGCATGGATAAAATTCACCAGCTACACCTTTAATAATGTAGTCGCCAATTTCAGTTCTCATATTCCCCTCCAATGTTTCAATAACAGGTTCTCTAAGGTCGTTGAAAAACATCTTATGACCTACAAATCTACTAACTTCAAATTCATTTTCACCAGTCCACCTTATAGCTTCAATTTCTACTGGTTTCTTTCGGTATTTCATTTTCTTGTTCCTTTCTTTATTCCCTTAATCATTTCGCTAATTAGTGATACGATAACAAAAATTAACAATAAAAAAAGCAACCACCCAATAGCAATCGCCACCCAATTCCATATAAACATGTTTTACTCCTTTCTTTAAGTATAAGAAAAGCACCTAGATTATTCTAAGTGCGTAAAAATAATTAGGTCTATACAATTCAACCAATTCCATTAGAGTTAAATAGTAATTCAATTTCAAAAGAAAGCGGATTATCATTATCTGAATTATTTTTTATATAATTTAAAATTTTACTACTTTCTTCTTCGCTTATAAAATTCAGCATTTTTTTGTTTAATGTAATCCATCCTTGCTCATCCCTGTAATTTTTGCAAAGATTCCATACAGTTTGATACATACTTCCTGCTTCTTCATAGTTCAAATCCCAATCTGGTATAACATTAGAAAAAGCATCTATTATCAATCCCACTGAACACTTAATCATTTTTAATCACCAGCTTCCCACGATTGAATATGCTAATAATAGAATCATCATTCGAAATAACTCCATCATGTCCCGTCAAAGCCGCTAATATCTCTATGTTTTTATCCATACCCTTACCTGAATAAATAAGATTATAGACTTTTTCGAGACCAGCTTCCCGAATTTGATCAATATTCGCTACTCTACTTGTAAAATCTTGCGCAGTCCCAATATACATCAAATTCGCTTCTTTTGGTAAATATGCTTCAATAATAGCACCGCCTGCGCCTTTCTGCGAATAAACTTCAGCTAAACGTTTTTCAGTCCCAAAATAAATGCCTCGGCCAAACGCAGAACGATTAGCACCTGAAATATCTAGAGCTCCACTTCGGAATCGTCTTTTAAACTCAGCTCCAGTTATGCCGATTTCATCCGCATTTGTAACTCCACGATAAAGGGCTTTCATGCCCTCTGTATTATTTTTTATTACAGGAGTTTTATCAAAACCACGTTCAGAAAATAAAAATTTAACAAATTTAGCTTTATTATCATCATATCGATTACTAACATCTATGAATTTACTATCATACAAATCTATACCTGTTTTGGCTTTAAAACGCTCTGCTGCTTTATTTGCAGAATGAAGAACCGTTTTCAAGTTTTCAAACGTATGATTATCATAATTATTTAAATCAATATTATTATACAGCTTCTGATGGCCTTTTGCAACGTATTTCTCGTGCCAATCATCATAACTCATGTCTGCTGGCACAAGCATTGTCTTGCCGGTTTCAGGGTCACGCGCACGACGTTCTAAATTACTTAAATCCACATCGTCAAAATGCGCGACAGTTGTCGATCGACACCAAGGATGTAATGGTGGATAATTGACACCCGTTTTGCGTTCCGAAACCTTATAGACTTTATTATCGTGTTCACGACAAATTGCCGATGTACGTTTATCTAAGACTGCGATAAAACGATAATATTCAATGTCAGCTTCTTCATAGCTTAGAGCTTCCATTTCATTATGGAAAAAAGCTGATTCTGTTCGAACCAATCTACGCGCATTATTCCGACCAGTATTAAACCGCTCTGAAATGAGATTGATCACATCACGATTGCCGCGCCCGGTCATGAGACTAACTAGAAATTCGTTTTTTAGCTGCCTAGCAAGCTCTCCTGTGTTATCCCAGATACGACTTGAATAATTGTCACCTGACCATTTTAAAGATCGCAGACGACGAATTTCGGCTTCTGGTAACGTGCTGAAAGAATAAGCTAAACCTGTTTTCTGTTGTAAATCAAAGGTCGCTCGATTATAGCTATCTTTCATGAAGTCCGTATAAAATTTATCAGACTGCCCTTTTTCAGCACGATACATAACTGACCGCAATTTATCTACTTGCTTATTTAGATTCTCAAATTGTTGAATTCGAAAAGTGTAAGCTGCACTATCCATATCAGCAAGCAACTGATTGATGTTCAGGTCGTCAGGACGCGCTTCAAGAATTTTCCGCATTTCTGACAAGTTCTGTTTGCCATTCATATCCTTAATAACTTTTCGTGCATCTGTTTCAGATAATCCGTAATCGCGCTGAAACTTATCAAAAACCTTATTCGCTTGTCTGTTTAAATACCGCTGCGCTTCGTTATATATCTTATCAATATCATCTGCCTTGGCTTCTGCTTTATCCATTTGTCGGTAGATTAAGTCAGCTTTGCGACGCTCCCAATATTTCGAATCATTCTTCACCATTTAGCTCATCTTCTTTCTCGGGATGAGTATTTTCTTGCTGGAACTGTGGAAATTGTTCCATATTTTCCTCTTTCTGTTCTTTCAAAGCTTCAAGTTCTGCGTCTGGATCTTCAACAAACGGCAACAGAGAAATAAGTTGACGAAGACTGACCTTACCATCAAGATTACTGATGATTTGAGAAATCTCTAGCAAATTCTTTGGCAAACCGCGACTGAACTGTGGCACGATGGACTTCGCGTCGATAGAAATCTGCGTCATGCCTAAATAATCCGCAAAAATCTTTATTCGCTGTCGAATCCCTCGTTTATAGTTCGCTTCTTTGGTTTTTGTAATCATTTCTAAACCTAACAACTTGTATTCCATCGCAACACCTGAACTATTACCTGCGAAGTTCTCGTCCGTTAGATTCGGCACATGGCTAAATGTATAGATATCCTCTTTAAGAGCCTTTCGCAAGACCTCCACGCTATTCTCGTCAAGCGTGTTACTGAGAAACTCACCTTTTGCGTCTGCAGGCATTTCAAGCAATCCTTCCTCACGTAGAATCTGCATTGCTTCTCTTGCCTCTTCTTCAGTATCTGCTAGTTGCGCGCCATAAAGCACTAAGATAGACTCGATAGCCTGTTCTTTGTCATTAACTCGATTTCCCATCAGAGAGTTATAAGCGTCAATCAAGCTGATTTGCTGTTCATAATCACCGATTCTAAACTTATTATTCTGATATTCGATAACCGGAATAGTTCCCATGTTATGCGGCTCTTGATTATCTTTTTGAGTGGTGCCTGCGCTATTACTTTGCAGCGCTAGTTTATAATGCAAGTTTTCAGTCAATACTTCGGCGTGATAAGATTCTGTATTATTTGCGTCGTCTTTGACATGATAATAATACACTGCAAAAAGCGGACGCTTTTCGATACTATCGTCATAAACTAAGAACGTATTTTCGGGTTCTAGTGTTGTCGAATCAAGTTCCGTCTTATCTTCTTTCGCGTAAATGTACTCATACGACCGCCCATAGATTGCCATGTTCAGTGCATTCTCACTATCTACTTGGTCAATCTCTGCACCGTCAAATGCTTCTAACAACTGTTCAAGGTCTCCGTCACTTGTATTCGCATACTTGATAGGATTCCCCATGAAATACCCTGTAGCAGTATCTGCAATGTCCTTTGCATGGTTCGCTACGGTTTTAAAATTCGGCTGACCTTCTCGGCGCTCATGTTTTAAAATATCATGCTCACCTAGATAATAATCTTTTAATTTTTTTAATCGCTTTGATTCTGTCGAATGTTTCAAAATCAATTTATAAATCAAATCCTTTTTGAGCTGCGTTTCATCATATTCTGCTCGTGGATAAGTCAATATTTGATGCATGTAATTCCTTTCTAAAGTCCGTAACGAGATTTACGTTTGACTTTGGCTTTCGCATTTCTCATATCATCTTCAAACGCATAGCGTGTGCTATCGATTGTGTGGTTGTCTTTATCTTCTAAACGGTTACGAGGATTACCGTCTTTATCTGTTTCGTAGTCAATATTTTCAAATTCTCTGGCAATGTTTGGCGTGCGTTTTGGATCAATAACAATTGCGTCTAAATCATCCAACCACTTTTCTCCAAACTCAACACTATCAGGCCCTTTCTTAACCTGTATCACACGAGATATGCCATATTCGTAGCGTAACTCATCGTTTGACTTCGGCTCTACTTCGGCATGAATCACATCGTACTGATAGCCTTTTTGTTTTAACTTTTCAGCTAACATACGATTGCTAATCTTCACGCCATAAATCTCATCGACGGCATAGATAGTCCGACGTTTTTTGTCGTAGTGCCAACGAACGAAAGCGAGCGGATCATTAGCATAACCATAGTCGATACCATTTCGAATGTTATCAAAACTCTTATATTCATCATCTGTAATCGTCCGAAAGACTAAATTATCGAACGGTACAACTCCCGAACCAACGGCTTTACCTAAGTATTCCCAATCATAACGAATTTGAGAACGTTCACGAGTTGCTTCAGCTTCTGCAATAAATTCTTTGGAAATAAAAGGATTATCAAAATAGGTCGAATGATGTACATAAGTGTTATCTGGTTGAATAACACTCTCATATTTCTTGTTAACCCATGACTGCTTACGTTTGGGTGGATTGTATGAAAAAAAGAACTTGTAAAAAAGTCCTTTTGGTAATTCTCCACGAAGAAGCGAGTTCGTAATAACTTTAACATCATCTTCACTTTTGAATTCAGCTAGTTCTTCAATCCATGCAAACGCAAACGGAAAACGGCTATCTTTCAAGGATTTGATCCGTTCCGGTTCTTGTGCCCCTCGAAAGATAATATAATTTCCGCGAGGGGCATAAGTAATTCGTAAAGGCGACTGTTTAAAGTGAAAAAGATGAGATACTCCTTGTTCGTAAACAGCCCACTTAAGCTGTTCGTAAACAGACTGCTCTAACGTATTATCTACTTTACGAATACAAACAGCATTGCTTGCATATCTCATCACAAGCTGAATAAGAATATGCGCTATATCTGATGACTTTCCAGAACCACGTCCGCCTTTACAGACAATGTTTAAATATCTTCGACAAAGTGAAGCACTCCATACATCGTGAAATTTTTGCGGAATGAGTTCAGATAATTTCTTAGCCGTCATCAAAACCACCTATATCATCAACAAATGTCACTGATGCATTTACTTCAGCTTCTACTTTGTCTGTCCAAAGTCTATAACGCTTACCTAATAGTTCAGCCGCTTTCGTCCTTGATTGTACATTCGGCACAGCATTAACCACTTTTTGTGTACCTTCGCCATCTAGCACAAGTAAAGGTTCTGTTTTCTCTCCACGCATTACAGCTGTCAAGTATTCCATAACCTCTTGTTGATCTGCTACACGTTCAGATTTGAGTTGTTCGAGTCGTTCATCTATATAAGCTTTAACGTTAGCATTTGTTAGTAGCTTACTTCCGTTCGCTCTCGCAGCTCCATCCTTCTTAACATTTGGATAAGCTGCCTTATAAGCTCTTGTGGCATTTAAGTCGATGATGTACTCATCGGCGAATATTTTTTGTTTTTCAGTCATCCCATTTTCCACCACCTCAATTCTTTTTACAATGCAAAAAGCCACCAAGTAGGTGACTTTTCAGAGAGATTATTATGAAAAAAACTAGATTGCCACATGGCAATTGCGAGAGTGGGATTCGAACCCACGACCTCTTGGTTATGAACCAAGCGAGCTACCCGCTGCTCTATCTCGCGTTGAAGAATCTAGGGGTAGTTCCTAGATTCGTAAATATTATAAGGAGTTGTCGTTTTACCTAAAACCGATGATACAATAATATCACGAAAAAGGTGACACAGGAAGCGTTTTTTGTGTCACTTTACTGTAATTGGGCAATTTTTTCTAAAATCACACGTCTTTTTCGGTAAATTGTCTTTCGGCTCATGTGAAGTTTAGCCCCTATTTCTTCCCAAGTGTAGTAAAAAATGCTCGTTGTATTCATCCAACGCAAGTCAAAAATTTCTTTTTGCTCTTTATCCAAATCCTTGAGAAAATGCTCGACTGTTTCTTTGAATAGTTCTAAATTTTTTAGTTTTACGTCTTTGTTAAATTTTACGATGATTTCTTCTGTTGGTCTTGAGACGCTATTTGTTTTGCTCCCTCCCGAATTCACATCTGAATTATAAGGAAATTGTAATTCTTCCCGCCTTGTCGCTATTTCTCGATTAATGGTCGCATAACGAAGCAGCTTGTTGTCTAAAGCATTTAGCTCAGTCTCTGTGATTTTCGTATGAATCACCTCCCTAAAGAATTTTACCCGTGAATACTAATGTAATCGTGCCCGTACCATCTTTGTTATCTGATAACAACGCATGACAATCCGAACCATATTCAACACCGTCAATTGTAATACTTCGCTTCGTTTTATCAACGTGCACGATTGCGTCGCTAAATGTTTTAATCCTCATAACACGCCCTCTAATTCTTTAATTCTGTCGTTGCAGAAACGTATTCGATACTTCAACCACCTATCTTCTAGCGCAGTCATGTGTACTTCGTGCGAGAACGAACTTTTGCGCTTTTTGGAATCTAATTGTCTTTGGTATCTGTCTCGTGCTTCTATCCATAGAGCGCGTGCACTTGGTTTTGTGTAAGGTATTTTACTCATTTCATTCCCTCCGCTTGTTTTTCTAACCAGTCGAAAAGTAATCCAAATTGATTCACCACCAGTTCATTATCGTTGTACTTTTTGCAGATAACATTGATTGACTCCACTACCCAGAACCAATATGCCTGCGAGCCGAACCCCACCTCTTGAGATTTTTGATTGCTAGCCTGCATCCATTCAGGGATTTCACGACTAAAAAAATCTATGTAATTCATTCTAGTTCCTCAATTCTGATATAGATGCCCACCGTGTCAGCCCAAAACTTTTCAACAATCTCGCTAGCAACCAGAGCGTCATCTTTCCAGTATCGCAGATCAGTCATACAGTCCTTAAGTAACTTCTGCAGATTGTCTGTGTCTGGCTTCGTCGTTTTGTACTGGCCATTATAACTTTTTTTAATTCGTGGGAAGCACCACTTTACTGTGAGCCTTACCGCGCTAGTGTACATGTCGGGTGGTACATGCTGGGCTAGAAGCGAGATAAATTTCTCTCTAGCGACTTTCAGTCTTTCTGGTTCGTATACTTGTGGTTTACCATTCTTGACCGCGACTTTTTTCTGCTGGTGAGTCGTTGTTGGAATTTTTTTCATCGGTAAAAAGAATTCAATAGGCATTTTTATAAATGTACTCTCTTTCTTTTTTAATTTTTTCGCGCTTAGTCCATGTCAGGGGACAGGGTTACAGGGTTACAAGGGGCGGATGCATAGCCCCCTTGTTCCTGTTCCTGTACCCATGGACCATCAGGGACATTTCCTAAATTCTTCTTCTCGAAGAGAGAAGAATTCTGTCCCTCGTTTTGTCCCTGACATTCTCAGGTTTGTCCCTAGAGTTAAAAATCCGCATGGTTGTGCGATTTTTTAGGGACATTCTCGGGTTTGTCCTTGTCCCTATGGACATTTCAGGGACATAGGGACATTCTCGGGTTTGTCCTTGAGAGACAGAGACATTCCCGAAGTTGTCCCTCGGGTTTGTCCCTCGGGTTTGTCCTTGTCCCTATTTTGTCCCTGGCTATTCTTTAGGTAAAATTTGATTGTTTTTTACTTCAAACTCACCGTTATTTTTAACCCATCTTCTGATAGTTTTTTCACTAACAGGCTTGTCTTCTGTTGAAAAGTATTTCACCATTTCACTCAATTCAACCGGATTGATTCCGTCGAATAAGACCTCCATAGCAGTCGTGAACCTTTCATCGGCAGACCTCTTTTTTTTCTCATTGGCCTTTTTACTATCTAGGTTCTTTTTCCAACTTGTAGTCGTCTCTTCCAATTGGATATCCGCCAGCACGCCTGATTCATCTAGCGCATGCACTGGATAACTGAACCACATATTCACTGGCTTAAATTTGGCAAATTCTCGGAGCGTACCTTCGACGCGCCACGCAGTTGCTATCTGAATCTTGTTGCGAACTTCTTCAAGTTTGTCCGTGTACGGAGCCCGAGCTATGACGTCAGGAATACCTTTCTCGAAATGCGTCCGCATTTGCGCGGCGCTTAAGAGGTCATCTAGTCCAACATTTTGCTGATAATAGACATTGTTTCGCTCTTGCAAAGCCCGCTTATATACCTCGCACGCTGCTTGGTTCAGTCGCTGTGTTAGTAATTCTTCCGTCACGTCTAGTTCTACTAAGTCGATAAGTGCATCTGGATCCCGAGCGAATACACCCGAGCCACTAGCTCTATCCATGGACTTCTTGCCACCTTGAGAACCTTTTGAATGGTGGTGACAGTAGATAACGCTAGAACCTAGCTCTGTGGCTACTTTGTCGAATTGATTGGTAAAGTGTGCCATTTGGTCTGCGCTGTTTTCGTCACCAGTCAAGACCTTATAGATCGGGTCAATGATGACTGCGATGTAATTCTTTTTCAAAGCTCGACGAATAAGTTTCGGTGCCAGTTTGTCCATTGGCACGGTCTTGCCCCGTAAGTTCCAGATGTCGATGTTCTGGATGTTCTTAGGTGGCAATCCCATAGCCTGATAGACATCACGGAAGCGGTGCAAAGCGGATGGTCTGTCTAGCTCTAGATTGACGTAGAGGACGCGCCCCTGCGTACAATTCCAGCCAAGCCACTTCTTGCCCTCAGCAATCGCGATTGACATTTCAATCAAAGCAAATGACTTACCTGCTTTAGACGGTCCAGCAATCAGCATCTTATGGCCTTGGCGAAGGACACCTTTAATCAGCTCAGGCGCCAATTCTGGCAAGTTATCCCAGCTGTCGGCCAATCCTTCAGGATCAGGTAAATCATCGTTCAAGTCTTCGATATATTGATACCATTCGTCCCAGTCAGCCTTACCGATGTTGGTATCTACCAAGAATTGCTTCTGGCCGTTTCGGCTAAAGCCCGGCATACGTGATAGCCTACTCGGATTTCGGTTTTGGGTATCAACTACGATACCGTTTTTCTGACAAACTTTGTAGAGATAATCAACCCGCTTGCGATATTCATCGTAATTGCCAGCGTCAACTTTCACGATAGCGTGCAGGGATTTGTTCCCACTGTGTACCAAGGCTGCAATCGGCAGTTCAAGCTCTTTGTAGATGGCATTTTGCTTGTCAATTGGCATGCTGTCGGATTCTACCAGGGCATATCTGAAATCGGTCACATTTTCATTTTTAGCGCCCTTGCCATCCATGGGATTGAAACGAACCCATGCACCAGCTTCTTCGTGATAATCGCCTAAGACTGCCCCAATATCGCCATTACACTTGCTAAGTGCTTCAATCAATTGGCCAGCCGTCCGGTCGTAAGCTCCTTTAGTCGGTAGCCATTTGACGATTTCGCCTGTTTCGTCGTCCGTTTTCGGATAACACTCGGTCACATAACCGACATTTTCGCTAGCTTCGAAAAGCGTTTCCAGATACTTGATAATTTCCTGAACAGGATTCCAAATGGTCGGCTCATGGATTTCCTTACCTTCTATCCAATTCTTATCAATGACCCGATAGTCTCGGTCGATGGTATCGTTCCAGTCTAATTCATGAGCATTCTCACTATCGTAGCTGGATTGCGATACCCAGCCGTTTTCTTTAGCAAGTTGGGTAATAGTCGCACCCGTCACGATAGTTCCAGCTTCTTCGTTGAAGGTATCCCATTTCTTGAAGCATTCAAATTTCTTGTATCGGCTATCAGCCTGTGACCACTTATCCCAATCTGCTGCCGTATAACCCTCGTGCTTCAAGGCCATGCCCACATTGACCCATGTCTGGTAGTCTACCGTGGCAGGATTGATATAATCCAGCAACGGCAACAAATTAAAATCATTCTCTGCCACTGTTTTCTCCTTTAAAATAATAATAATTGCTTCTTTGGTTGATAGTTCATCCAAAGAACTTCCGTTCTCGGTAGTCCTTTCTCTGCAGTCGCCGAGAACTCCACCCTTTCCCAATTTGACAAGCGTTTATTATACAAGTCGCTATCATATCCACTCAGAAGAACGTTAGCTTTGGACTGATTCAATATTTCTAATAGTTCTTCGTGGTCACGGTCATCCATTTCTACTGAATATTGCTTTCTCGTCCTCGTGCTAAGGACGTAGGGAGGGTCTACATACATGCAGACATCTTCCCGACTATATTTCTGTATCAGTTCAATGGCTGGCCGACATTCAATCTGAACCTGCTTTAATCGCAATGTCATTTCTTGGACTAACTCGGGCAGATCATTCCAATGTTTGACTGCGTAGGCTCGTTCTCTGCCGTTAATATCCATTTTCCAACCAGATTTTTCAATATTTCGAAAGCCGTGGCTCATAACAGAGCGTATGACGAAATTCAGCGCTTTATCAATCTCATTCTCTGGTCGGACTTCCCAAACATTATCATAAATCCTTCGGCTGTAAGGGGTCAGAAAGATTTTTTCGGCAAGCGCCTCAGGTTCCTGTTGTATCACCTGAAAAAGATTAACCACATCATCATTTAGGTCATTAACTGTCTCAATAGCGCTAGTTTTTTTAGTAAACAATACCGCACCACTACCAAAATAGGGTTCTAGGTAGGTTTTGTGTTCAGGTAATAGTTCTACTATCCTACCAGCAAGATTCCACTTGCTACCTGGATATCGTAAAAGAGATTTCATACATCACCCCGGTACATATTCACTTGGTCGCACACCTGCTGGCAATCGCCAGCCGTTCGCTGCGATACGATCAATCATATTTCTAGCATGGTCAAACTGCCACATGCCGACATCTTTGAAGCCACGGCCTTCCAGAAAACGAATCTGTTTTGGTGTAGTCAAACCTTCAGATTGTCGCTTGTGCAATCTGTCCAAATATAAAGCAGCCTTTCCAGCGTTGCCGATTTCGTCAGGAAGTATGCCGTATTTCTCAAGCGCTTTAATTTGCTTATCACTAGCAGGCGCCATCTCCCATCCGAAATTGGGCACGTAGTTCGACAAGTCTTCAGCATGGATAGACATCTCAAATTGCAACGGGTCTACTAGCTTGCGCTTGCGTTTGCGCATTTCTTCCAATTGCTTGGCCAAGGCTTCTTCACGTTGAGCGACGACATCCTCAGCCGCCTTGACTTCCATATCTTCGAGGTCAAGCATAACACCCGTCTGCTCTTCCATATTCTCGACCATTTTCTGAGCGACTTCTGGAGTCTCACAGATCAAGTGCGCTGGTCGACATAGCTCGTGTCGTTCAGTGTGCCAGAGGAAGTCGAGCAAGAGCAGTTCTTCCTTGCCTGGATGCAAGCGAGTCCCACGCCCCACCATCTGGCTATACAGCGCCCGCACTTTAGTAGGTCGCAATACGACTACGCAATCTACAGACGGACAGTCCCAGCCCTCGGTTAAGAGCATAGAGTTACATAGAACGTTGTATTTATCATCTTCAAAGTCCTGCAGTACCTCTGCACGATCCTTGGACTCTCCATTTACCTCAGCAGCGCGAAAACCTTTTGCGTTTAGGATGTCACGAAATTTTTGTGAGGTCTTTACTAGTGGCAAAAATACGACTGTTTTACGGTCAGCGCATTGCTTGACCATTTCGTCTGCTATTTGTTCTAGATATGGGTCTAGTGCAGTACCCACGTCACTGGCTTTGAAGTCGCCTGCTGACATACTGACATTTGACAAGTCTAAGCTGAGCGGTATCGTCAAGGCTTTAATTTTAGATAGATAGCCTTCTTTGATAGCCTGCACTAACGAATACTCATAAGCCAAGCTGTCGAAGTAAGAGCCGAGGTTGCGCATATCAGATCTATCTGGCGTTGCTGTTACACCGAGGATATTAGCGACATCGAAATATTTCATTACTTTCATATATCCATCAGACAAGATATGATGAGCCTCGTCTACAATAATCACATCCCAATAATCTTTAGGAAATTGATTTAAACGTTTGTCACGTTGTAATGTTTGCACCGAACCAACTGAAACCCTGCACCACGAGCCTATAGCTGTACTATCAGCTTTTTCTAACGCAGTTTTCAAGCCTGTAATTTTAAACAATTTATCAGAAGCTTGTTCCAACAATTCTGTTCTGTGTGCTAAAATTAGAACTCTTTTCCCTTGCTTGACCATTTCTTCAGCTAATTTAGTAAAAACTACAGTCTTACCACATCCCGTCGGAAGAACCAGCAAAGTGCGCTTTCTGCCATTATTCCACTCCTCCTGAATAGAGTTAATACTTTCCTGTTGATACTTTCTTAATTCCATATCAAGCACCTCTTTGGGGAGTTTGAGCTATTTTATCTATAGACCAACCTCTATCCAATCTGTGTTGTAATGCAGAATAGCTAATTCCGATTTTTCTAGCGAATTCAGCCATGGTGTAAGTGCTATTTTTGAAAGTGATTATTCTGTTGCTTCGGACGTTATTTGCTTGAATGATACCGTCCACCCATCTGCAGTTAGAAGGTTCATAGTTGCCGTTGACATCTATACGGTCGATAGATAAGTTATCAGCGTATCCATTAGACAACGCCCAATCTCTAAAAGTATTATAGTCGTTCCATTCAGGACAGACTCTAATACCTCGACCGCCATATCGTTTGTAATCAGAACGATTGGGATTGTTGCAACGCTGACGCATATTCTTCCATGTCTGATACAAACGTTCTTTATTACTTTTGCCGTGTATCTTTTTTTTACATCCGCAACTAACAGTGTGGCCAGATAACAAAGAATCAGATTTTACAGTTATATTTTTACCGCACTTACATTCACACTCCCATTTAACGACTGGTTTCTTGCCGCCCCCTTTATCGGGGGAGCGGCGAATAACTTTCAAGAAACCAAATCGTTGGGAGGTTAAGTCATTTCTTAACTTACCTGCCATTCCCTTACCTCCTAGAATTGCCCAGCTTGGTATCCAGCTTGTCCTTGCGGTTGTTGCGCAAAATTCGGCTGCTGCGGTTGTTGGTAGCTTGGTTGCTGCACTTGTCCCGGTTGCTGATTCAAGACTTTCGTATAATCTACATCTTCGGGATAGAGCATGGATTTGACTTCATTGTAATTGTTGTTATTGTATTGTCGAGTTCCGACTTTACATACACCAGTTGCGCCGATGATGGTATTCCAGTTCATGCGAAGCGGTTCGCCTTTTTTCTTTTTGCCAATTGCAGCAAAGAAAGCAGATAACATTCCTTCAGTTGAGCTGTGCAGAAACAGATTGTGGCGCAATTCTGTTTCACCTTCGTTTGCTACAATCTTGATGCTGACGATAGCCTTATTACACGCTGGTAGTTTCCCTGGATTTTGTGGATTTGGTGTGTGGCGTGTGCGTTCCATGCCAACAACTGTAAAAAAGTACAAGCCGTCAGGCAGTAGGACGAAATCCGAGTCCTTTTCGATTGTGTCTTCCCAACCAATTTCGTGATCAAAGTTATTGTATTGTTGTGTCATTTGTTTTCTCCTTATGCTAAAATTGTGATTTTGTCGTTGCCTGCAAGTTCTTTCGTCAAGTAACTTGCAATGTTACCGATGGCTTCCAGCTGCCATTTACCCCCATCTGCTTCAAAGAGCGCAAGATTCGCTGATTTGTTGATGCGGAAGATGAATTGACTAGCAGGCTGCTCTACTTCATTGAAAGTACGATATGGTCGCAAAGTTACTGGATTCGGAGTCTTAGCTTGTGCTAGGCTTGCTACACCATCACGAACTGTCGCCATTTGACTGATGCCGTTGTCTTGCACTTCTGCACCCTTTTCGATTTTTAGATGGCTAGCAAAATCCAAAACTAAATTGCGATCTGCATCATTGATGAACATAGACTGCAGCATAATATTGAATTCTTCTTGGTCGCGCCAATAGCTGAACGGAATAACCGGAACGGATGCTTTTACAGATACAAGATGAGGACGTTTGCCGTTTTCAAAATCAACTTGATCGTATACAGATACTTTTTGGTAACTGTCCACGACAACTACAAGTTTACGATCACTGATGAAATCGTTATCTGATCTGAGATAGTCAACAAGACTCTTGAGTGTCTGAAGTTCAAGGATAGGTGCGTACTTACGAGGGTTAAGCTCCTGTAAGTCATATTCATTGCTGTCAAAATATTCCTTTCCTGTCTCTGAACGAATGATTTTCTTTTCTTTACCCGCTAGTTCAACTGCATAGGATAATGCGTCTTTGATGTTTTCTGTCATGTTTAGTTACCTGCTTTCTTTTGATTGTAGTCAATAATTTTAGAATTTTCCTGTTGTTCCACTTTTTCGATAAGTTCCCCTGTATCGGTCCGCATATCGCCGTTGTCGTCAAAGTATGTCTGACCCGGCACGCCACTCTTAAGCTCATTAGCGTGGATTTTACCAGTATCATCGCGACCAACAATAACAGTTGTTGCAACACCTTTTTGTGGCGCTAAAGTAGATTTGACTTCCATGCCTGTCTTAACGACAGCACGCTCATCGTCTGTTGACATCGTCAATATGATCGTGATCTTACGGGTTGCTTTAGCTTCCGTGTTGAGATCCAGAATATTCTCAAGGACTTTTTCGAGTTCTTTGTCAACTTTTTCTTGTAAGGCTGTATTTGCGATTTTTGACAAATCAATTTTAATAGTTTTATCTTTCATAGATACTCCTTGTTAAATTTTGCTATAATTTCTAATTCCCAAAATTTATGCCATCGTAAAGGGCAATTCAGGATCTGCCCGTACTTGATTTTTGATAACTTCCAATGTTTCGTTCCAATGAGCTACAATCATGCCCCAGTAGTCAGGCGGAAAGTTTTCAATTGGTGTCCCCAGTGGAAAATGTCCACGGATATAAGCTACTTGCTTCAATTCATCCTCGGTCACATTTTCTTGCTTCATGAGATCTGTCAAACTGGTTGGCAAGTTAGAGTTGTATTCCTGTTGCACTGGCGCTTGTTCCGCTTGTGGTTTATCTGCAACTTGTGACATATCAATCGGTAATTCCGTTTGTGCATCTTTCGGGGCGTTTTGCGGCGTTGCTGACGTTGTTTGCGGTGCAGGTTGGGGATTTGTCGGCTGGGTTGTTTGCGTAGTCTGCCCGGCGAAAATATGAGCAATTCCAGCATAATTAAACGGTAATTCATCTGGCAAGCTGTGCCGATTCTTTGCATCCCATGCAGGCCGGTGATTGGTGTACATCACGCGCTCACCGCCCTGCGCTTTCTTCTTGCCATTTTCAGCCGTCATGACCAAAGTTTTGTAGTTGGCGAATAGAACCATGTCTGCCCATTCTTTAACGAGCGGTGCAGTTTTAGAGCCTGTCTTTTGACCAAGTTTCAATTCGTAACGGTCGTACGAGCCCAGCTCGTCTGGCTGTTCAAATTTTTTGATTTGTGCGTGAGCGGTCAAAACTACATTGATACCCATATCCACCAAGTCTGATAAACTGTTTAGGAAGCGCCCGATTTCTTCTTGAACATAAGTGTAACCTTTACCCCAGCCAAAATCTTCGATTCCTTTTTTGTTGTGTTGCGCGCAGACATCAGCTACCGCCATAGATTCCGCCCAGTCGATTGTGTCAATGACGAGTGTCCCGCACTCAGTCGGATTTGCTTTAATAAAAGCAATCTCATTGATTAACATGATCCAGCTGGTCGGTTTGTCTAATCGAGCTACATCCATGTTATCTGTCGAACCTTCCGTGTCGATAAAAACTGCGTTTGGAAATTCAGCAGCAAACATGGACTTGCCAATTCCTTCAGGACCGTAGATAACAACCTTTTGAGCTCGTGCCCGTTTTCCTCTAGTAATTTGCATGTTTAGTCATCCTCCATCCCAGATTTTAACATTTTCAAGAATCTTTTAAATTTTTCTTCATCCGATATTTCAATTCCTTCAATCAATTCTTCTGGCTCTTCACCGTCAAGTGTTTTGAGCTCATACGTTGCAGTCACTTCGAGCAATTCACAATTTAATGCATTCGCTAGTTTTGTAAAATCTTCAATTTGTACTTTTGTCGCTTCAACTTCATTTTTAGCAGCTCGCTTTAGTTTTTCTGTATAATGTGCTGAATAAGCAAGAGTTTGTTCTTCGCTTTTATATTTCGATAAAAAGTCACCTGTTTTTTTGTTACGTAATACGATAAAAGTTTCTGTTTTTTTCATGATTCTTCTCCTTTAGTTTTTAAAATCCACCTTGCCAAGTCGGTGCGACTGTTTCAGCATGTCCTTGCTGAGCGGTGCTTGCAAATTCTACTGGCGAAACGCTGTAGCCGTCCTCGATTATGATCGAGCACTCTCCACCAGTGGAGACACGAGTAGCAATGGCTTGAAGTCCTTCTTGTTCCAGCCATTGACCAAACTCTTGCAAGGTTTGCTGATCCATTTGCTCTAACTTATCAATAAGGACAAACCCACACTCTGGTTTGAGCTTACGGACAATAGCAGTTGCTACACGTAGTTGCTGACTGCCACTCATGCCGTCCCAACGCTGACCAAGATAGAGCAATTCGCCGTCATCTACAGATAGACCTTCCAGCGGCAAATCTGCATTAGTTAGTAAGTCTGTTTTCTTTTGACGGATGTCAGCGATAACACTATCTAGCTCTTTATACTGTTGGCGATAGCCTTTAGCATCTTCTTCCGCTTTGTCTTTATCTAAATTTGCACGGACTTTAAGATTGGTTTGTTCGATATTTGCAATGTTTGTTTCGATTTCTTCAGTAGATTCATCTTGTAAGTTCATTGTGTCTTTTTGGGCAATTTCAAAATCATTGGCTAGTTGCTGCTGTTTGGTTTTTGCATCAGCTAGCAATTGTTCTAGTCGTTCGACTTCGGCATTAGCAGCATCGAGACTATTTTGGATAGCTACTGCATTTTGACGCTTGCGGGCATTTTCACCATTCTTGGCCAAAATATCTTGCTGTTGACTGATTAAGTCTGCAATACTAATCAATTCTTTCGGTGCGTCAGGGTAGTAAGGCTGTTCTTTAGCAAATTTTTCTTTCTGGTCTGCAATCACACCAATTGCGTGACGTTCGTCATATTTGGCTTTTTCTTGCATTTCCAATTCTGCCAATTGCGGACCAACTCCGATGATTTGTAAGAGTGTACTTGCTTTTTCTTTACTAGTCTGTTCCATAAATTTCGGCAAGTTGATAGCTAATTCTTCTACAAAACTATCTAGCAACTTCTGACCAGCTTTGTTACCGCTAGGGTCAATAACTTTTAGGTCGCTGTTCTTGCCTTTGCGTTCCACAACTAACCCGTTTGACATGGTGATTTTTAGGCTTGGAGGGATTGTACTACCTTCCCGTTGTGCTTGGCTAGGTTTGTACTTGTTTCCGCCTAATACCCAAGCAATGGCGTCCAACACACTGGTTTTTCCTTGATTGTTGTTTCCGCCTACAATCGTCAAACCTGTTGCAGATGGCTCTAATTTGACCGCCTTCACGCGCTTTACGTTTTCGATTTCTAATTTATTGATAGTTACCATTATTCAACTCCTTATTTTTAATTATTAATATATAAACGACTTCGTGCTATGCTTTCTTGCCTCTGCCAATTTGCGCGCTCGTTCTCTGCGGTCGTGCTCGATTGCACAGACCACGTACATAGCTTCTAGCATGCTAACTCGTTCATTTAGTGTCATTCGTCGCCCTCCATCAGTTCTGGATTTTCGCTTTTCCATTTTTCGTACATAATTAAATCTAGCTCGTTCTCGTAGATATTTCCCAACACTTCACAGTTTTCTAAAAAAGGAGTTTCAAAAGGGGAATAAGTGGCAGGTTCGACATTTAAGTATTCTAAATAAAAACCAATTCCGGTGACTTTAATGTCGTCATCTTCGAAATAGTCATACTTTCCGAAGCTAACTATACAAACAAAAGAGTTAGTTGCAATGATGTCCCCCTCGAAAATTTCCACGCCGTTTTTATCGGCTAGGCCTGTAGATTGCATGAGCACAAATCTGTCCGATTCCTGCCAATCATCTTCATCTTCGTCAAATATTTTTACGGATTGGAAAAATCCGTCTTGCATATCTGCATCTATCAACCCTATTTTTTTATGCGTTTTATCCCACGCTCTAAATTTTGGTATCATCTTGCACCTCCTCAAACTCAATGTGTATTTTAAGACCCGTCAAGCTTTCGATTGCTTCTGATGTTGCGTCTTGTTTAAATAGCTCTATAGCGATTTCTTTATTATCTTCAAAGCTTCCGAGATAGCGGTCGCAATCCCCGCATTGCTCGCAGTATTCCGGTTCCTCGTAGTGGTCTAACGCGTACCAACCGCCGAGATGATTTTCGTATAAATGTTTCATTCTTCTACCTCTTCTTAAATATCGTCGTCTTGTCGCCTTCGATTTTCATCGCGCCTTTTGGCACGACTGAGAAGCTAACGCTATTCCATTGTTTGGTTAATTTAGTCAATTCCTGCTCCACTACTTCGACTGGCTTCTTAGCCAGCTTATTTTTGTATTCGTTACCTAACCGATAATGGTCACGCTCCCAACGCTGGATAAGCGTTATTTGTGTGTGGTTTTGCATTTGATAACTCCTTATGTTATACTTGAATAAATGTTTTTTTAGAAGCCCAATCGCTTCACTATAGCCTTGTCCGACTCAATCTCGGCAAGGCTTATTTTTTTAGCTCGATAGCGATTAACCTGCTTCCATTTCCAGAATTTACGAAATCCTTCGTAGTCTATAAACACCAGCTTATGCGTCGGGTTGAACACGTACTGTTCAAACTCTGGGTTCTCTCGCATTTCTCTAGCGAATTGCTTAGCTGTTGGAATAGTCAACCCCTCCCAGCGCTGGCACAAGTGTTTGTAGTCTCCACCAGTGGGCTGTTCATGTCCATCTGCTGTTTTGTAGATGACTTCCTTGATTTTTACTTGTGGCATACCTCTCTACCTTTCTTTAAAATCAACCCAGCTTTCGCTGATATTTAGTTTTCGATTGACTTGCAGCTTAAGTTCGTCACTGCCTTGACCAGTTTTTAGCAGCTTGGTAATCATAGCGGGACTAACACCGATGACAATTGCCAAATCAGAGCGAGACCAGCTTTTTTCATCTAGTCGCTGTTCAACTAGCTCAAGCCATTTTTTATGCTGTTGGCTCATCTATTTTCTCCTTTCTTTTAATCTATAAGTTAAAGAGTTAGTAAATCATTTTATAAAATTCTTGACAAAATTAATGTATAGTATTAAAATAAAAGCATAATTAAAAACCTCGATAAAACATATTATCTACCAATTTACTTGCTCGCCAAAGCTATTTATATTTAGATAAGTTTTTTACTTAGGTTTTAACTAACTCTTTAACTTACAAAAACTATTTTAGTACATAGCATTAACTTTGTCAAGAGTTTTAATGTAAAATATTAAATATTTTTTGTCGTGTTCTCAGAAAGGTTGATAAATCAATGTTTCCGACATTTGACAGAATTAAAGAACTTGCTAAAAAACAAGGTCTTTCAATAAATTTATTAGAAGAAAAATTAGGATATAGTAGAAATACGATATACAATCTTAAGACTTCTAAACCATCTACTGAGCGTATCTCAGAAATCGCTGATTATTTCCATGTGTCTACTGATTATTTGCTCGGTCGAACTGATAATCCTAAAGTAGCTTCGAATAGTGCGCAATCTGAAGTGGATCTCAAAGAATTAGCGAAAGAAAGTTTCTTTTACGACGGTCATCATTTAAACGATGAGGACATAGACCTTATTTCATCGTTGTTAGAAACAAGAATAAAAAATAGACAGGATTGACCCATTATGACGCAAATCGCCTATTTTGATGGCAGAGACTCCGGCATTAAAGGAGTTTATAACAAACCTTTTGATACTGTGTTTGTCAATGCGTATCTCGATGAAATCGAAAGAAAAAAAGTGACCTATCATGAATTAGGACACAAAAATCATAGCGCTAATGATTACAAATACAATCGCGAGCGCTGTGAATTACAAGCAGATAGAAATATGATACATCATCTTATGAAAGAAGAACTTTCCACCTATGAAGATATCAAAGATTTCAATTATGCTCGTTTTATGCAAAAATACAATCTAAAAACCATCGCTGATGAAACGATGATTTTAGAAGAATATAACAATTTAAAAGGGATTATGTGAGGAGAAAAACATTATGAAAAAATTACTATTTACTACTTCTATCATGCTACTTTCTGCAACGATTCTTATCGCTTGTTCAAATGGTCGAACAGATAATACATCGTCTGGAGATACATCTGAAAAAGTCACGCAATCCAGTTCAAAATCTGTTAAAAAGAAAACTGCTACTAGCATTGACGATTTTAAACAAAAACTAAAAACAAATGGATTTACTATCGAGCGCGAGCAAGAGAAATCAGCTTCTTTAGTACAAGCAAAAGAAGGAAAAGGGTTTGTTTTATCAGACGGCAGTTCAGTAGAAGTTTATCAATATGAATCAAATAATCCTTACTTATCCAAAATTAAAGAAGACAAAAAGCTTCTTGATCAGCCTGTGACAATTTATGGCAATTTTGTTGTGATGATCGTTAATCCAACAGATTCAAAAAATAAAATCTTAGATAGCTTTAAAGACTTTGAGTAAAAAAATTTTTTATACTATTGATTTGATTAAGAAACCAGTAAAAAACACTTCCAAAGAATATAAAGAAGCATTAGAAAACGCTCAACGAATTATTGGTGCGTTAGATGTAATTGCGCATAATTCGTAAACAAAAAATAATGTATCAAAAATAAAGGAGATACTTTATGAAACTGTTTTTTGAAAAAATCCAAAACATCCGTATATTTCACAATGACGATCATAAAACCTCAATTGCCATTGCCTATGACTTTCCTAAATTCCCTTCCGAAATAGATTGCTTAATAGAAATTAATTTACTAAATATAAAAGCAAATAAAGAGTATGTAATTGCGGTAAAATATATTACTAGTAGTTCCCCTACAGCACTTCATTTACTTAATAATGTATTACTGAAAGTTGAAATCGACGATATGATAAAGATTGAAGATGACTACGGCCTCGCATTCGGAACTTTCACAGCTATCCTTCCTATTGAGGAACCTGCAGAATTTGAAATAGAATTTGAATTGCGAGCGTTAGAAGATATGACGGTTATCTTAGACACATTTCGGACATATTTGGTTGTCGGAGGTAAGAAATGAGTTTAGAAAAACAAACGATTTTACATGTTATAAAGCCCGAAAATGATATAATAAAGCCAGAGGAGGATAACCTTGTGTCACAAAATTCATATAGTAAAGTAGAAATTGATTTAAAATTTACTAATCTAGAACAAAAGATAGATGCAGGATTCGAAAAGCAAATCCTACACATGGAAAAAATGTTTTCGGATTTCAAGCTAGCACAGCACAAAGAAAAAGAGGAAAATAAAAAATGGTTAATCGCTTTAACTATGGGTTCTCTTCTTTCTATCATTGGAATTGTAGTTTCTATAATTGCAATTATTGTTCGATCTAAATAAAAAATCCTCACACTCTCCTTCGCCAAAAATTGAGTGTGAGGAAATCATGTATAAGAAACAACCATTCAAAGGGTCGTTTTCTTGTACCCATTTTATCAAATTTTAGGAGATTTTACAATGTGGGTAGAACAATTAGACAATGGAAAATATAAATTTTTCGAGAGATACAAAGACCCCTATACCGAAAAATGGCGTAGGGTATCTATCACTTTAGATAGTGGGTCCAGCCGAGCTAAAAAAGAAGCACAAAAATTACTGGATGAGAAGATAGAAAACACTCTCGCCTCTCTAAAAGCCCCTGACGTGCTTTTTACGGACGTTTTAGATGAGTGGTGGGGATTTTATCAAAAAGAGATAAAACGAAGCTCTATAAGCTCATTAACGGGCAATGTGGACGAGTTACGCTCTATTTTTGCTATAAACGTAAAAATTCGGAATATAGATGCCCGATATATTCAAAACTTTTTAAATAATTTAAAAGTTACCCGCTCCAAATTAGAGCGTTTTAAATCCATTTTGAATTTATCTTTTGACTACGCATTATCACTTGACTATATCAAAGATAATTCAGCTAGAAGAGCAAAATTACCAAAAGTGGTTAAAACTATTGATGATTATCAAAAGACAGCTAAAAAGTTTTTGGAAGATACAGAGCTAGAAAAATTAATTGAGGAACTTTATCGAAGACCAAATACTTATCGACTAGCTCTCTTGGCTGAATTCATGGCTTATAATGGTTGCCGTATCGGAGAAGCTATTGCTATTAAACCAGAAAATATTAATTTTAAAAATAAAACGATAGACATTCACGGGACGTTAGATAAAACTGTCGGTTATACTAAGGGCGAAAAAACAACCACAAAGACTAGTGCCAGTTGGCGAACAGTTGCTATGTCAGATAAAGAAATAGACATACTTCATAAAATGATAGATTTAAACGAGCTAACTAAAAATACCAATCCAAACTATGTAGACCTTGGTTATATCTTCGTTACAAAAAATGGCGTACCAATTCAGAACAACTCTTTCAACACAGCCATACGTAGTGCCAACCAAAGATTAGATGTTCCTATTGATAAACACCTTACTTCGCACATTTTTCGTCATACCCTTGTTAGCCGCTTAGCTGAATACAACATCCCTCTCAAAGCTATTATGCAACGTGTCGGACATTCAGATTCTAAGACCACTTTGAAAATCTATACCCATGTCACGCAAAAAATGGAAGCTAATGTTGTCAAGCTATTAAACACATTGTCTTCTTAATCACCTTATTTTTGCCCCTTTCTTGCCCCTTTGGAACAAAAAAAGCCTATTGCACAAGCTAGAAAGCTTGACGCAATAGGCTTTTTAAATCGCTGTTATTTTACAGCGTCTTTAAGAGCTTTACCTGCTTTAAATGCTGGTACTTTAGAAGCTGCAATTGTGATTTCTGCACCAGTTTGTGGGTTGCGACCTTTACGAGCTGCACGTTCACGAACTTCAAAGTTACCAAAACCAATCAATTGAACTTTTTCACCAGCTGCAAGGTATTCAGTTACTGCTGCAAATACCGCATCAACTGCTGCTGCTGAATCTTTCTTAGT